TACAGCGTAAGGGAATCTATCAAATCCTGAGATACGGCAAACATGATTCCCAGCAAGTAGCAACCAGATAGAGGCGTATTTCTTGTTAGCCGCATCCTTCATTCTGTCATCATATTCCTCTCTGGGGAATACTGCATGAAGGATTTCAAATTCCGTGAAGGGGTTGTTTTCATACATTTGTTTTATCTGTGGGGTCAGATTGTCAACACCAAACATCTGCACCAGTCGTCTTACCGTGAGTTTACGTTTTCTATGCAAAACATCTATTTCACCATATCTATTTTCGGCAATATATATTTCCCCAGGGTGAACAGCCTCAAAACTTATCCGCTCTTCAATAATATCTTCCTCGGCATATATAGGAGGTGATCCCAATGTAATACCATCAAAGATGTATGCCCACATTTCCGAATAGAAGTTAGAACGATTCAAAGCCATATACATATTGAATTCGATTTCTTGTAGGAATTCCCTGACCTCTGGTATTTTATTCACCTGTTTTCTGTTCATTGTATATTTAAACCAGGGGAATGCAGGGCTTACATGATAGCCGTGGATGCCGTCAGCCGCTAAGACTGCGGCACCCTGAGCAGTACCATCATATATTTTCGTCCCTTTCTTCTCCCCCTTTTGATATGTCCCCCTTACATCTTCACGATGAGGGGCTACATAGTCAGCCACTTCCTGCATCCGTTCCATGAAATTTGTCTTATCACTCTCAAGTTTGGATTGCCTGCCAGTTATGAGCTTGATAAGCTTCTGGTTCTGAGATGCTTTCACTGTAGAATTCTGTTGATTCTGAATCTCTGCCATTTATAGGCTTCCTTTTTTATAGCCCGTCAGCATGTATTCTGTAGGAAATTTTAATAGTCATTGTCGTATCATTGCCAGCATTGCCAGCGATCTCAGCACCGCCTATGTTGAATAGTTCTACCGCCTTATTGCTTATATTGGCTGCCGGAGACGTTGCGATACCCGCTGCATTCACAAATGCCATTGTATCGGCTGCCGCTGTCAAGAAACCAGTGGTCTCGATCGAACCCGTAATGTCCTGCCCGGACGTATTGTACTGGATTACCAGGTCATCTCCTGCGTTGGCTGTTAAAACATTTGTGCCATAATCCATAATCAGAACGGCATTAATGACTTCAATAAATTTATTCGCTCCCGGAGTAGCCACTAATTCCTTCGGGCCAGCTCTTAACCCCTTTATGCAGGCATTATTACATTCCACCGTATCAACCATAATAAAAGAGTCAGCTGCATTACCTGTGCTTACTCCGCCTGTGGCAGTTACGGTCTCATCTACCAGCACTTTTCCTGTGTCAACATGAATGGCCTCGATGTTAGTAGCATCTATGTTCATTATATAAGAAGTTCCTGCTGCTGGAGCTGCCGCATCATCTTCAAGATATACAAGTGATCCTGCTATCGCTGCGGCGTGCTGACCTGTACCAAGTTGTCTGAATCTCATAAACTGTCCTGCTGGCACTGTAGCTGCATTATCCGATATAAGACTAATAAAACCTTCCCCTGAAGTTCCAAGCCACGGGCCTAAATCTGCAACAATCCCCTGTCCTGTATAAGAATCTGCAACATCAAATTTTATTCCGTCTGCTGCTGCACCTGAATTGGAGATATGAAGGGCTGTATTGCTTTTGGTATCAAGTTTCGCAAGGTAAGAGCCTGCGGTTGCTCCTGCTTCATCTTCAATATAAAGACCTTTGCCATCAATCGATGCTGCATCAGCGGCTGTCCCCTGCATCTTTATGTATATTACCTGCCCGGCTTCTGCCGTAGCTGCTGAATCGCTTCTGAAATCAAAGCCTGCACCTTCGCCAAGAGTTCCTAACCACGGGCCAGCATCAATCTTAAAAAACTGTCCAGTTGAAGCATCCGTAGCATCAATCAATATCTGGTCGCCTGCTGCTCCGTTGGCTGCAAGATGAACGCTCGTCCCTCCTGCACTGTCAATTTCCAAGCCATAAGAGGCTGCCGTTGTTGCATCCTGGATGATCTGAATTGCCGGGCTGTCGGCTGCCGCTGCCGCTTCCCATACCTTAAATGCTGGTTTGGTTGTAGCTCCCTGATTTCTCTTGATATACGACATATCATCTTCATCAGTATCCACTTCAAACAGACCATCATCTATCTGAAAATCACCAGTAGTAATGGTCAACATATTGGTTGAGGCATTACCAGCTATCGTTGCCGCACCGTATCTCGCAACTCTAAAGTCAGAAGTTCCTGCATCAGTGCAGTTTATATAATCTCCTGTGAACCCTGCACCATCGGTAATAGCCATGTAAAGCCCTGCGCCTGTTAGCCCTGCTCCTGTGTTTGTATAACTGATTCCATTCCCTGCCGTCTGAGTGTTGGCTGTAATACCGATTGTCGAGGCTGTGGTCGCTGCATCTACAATCTCTATGACGTTATCTGATGTTCTTGTCCCCCCTGCATTCAGAGTCAAGAGGTCAGCCGTGGTCATGGCGTTATTTGTAAATGTCACTGTATCCGTATTGGCTGTGTCTATTACGGTTAAATCGCCGCCCGATAATGTGAGGTCAACGGTAGCGGGTAAATTAACCGATGTTGCGCCTCCTCCGAGAGTGACTACACCTGTGGAAGTTCCACCTACCGTTACCCCACCAACTCCCGTACCATCAACAGTTAAGGTTGTGGCTGCCGTGGCTGCGGTTATTGAATCCTGCTGGAATGTTCCTGTTACATTCACATTTCCCGAAAAAGTTCCATCTACAGCAGTCATGTTGCCTGCGGTGATTATATTACCAGCGTTATCCACATCGAAATTTGTGAAGTCAATTACTGCCGTAGTACCAAGAAGTTTTGTTGCACCGAGGCTTACTCCGTTAGTAATTTGAGCGTTACTTACATCCAACCCCGTTGTCAGGGCTGCACTCGGGGTAATGGTTATACCTGTACCGCCTAAATCTGGGGCAAGAGTTATTAGACCATCGGCTGATACGTCAAAATCCGTATAGTCAATAGCCGCTGCACCGCCCGTTATTACTCCTGCGCCTGTGATATAAAGGACTTCCGCCCCATTGTTCAATGACAGTAATTTTGGGTCACTATCGGCTGCTTTTACCTGTAGTACGATAGCGTTACCGTCCGGGTTGCCTGTTTTTTGTTCGATGTCAACAAGGATCCCGCCCGTGGTCATATTCCCTGTATTCTCAAACAAATGTGAAATGCCGTTTGTCAATGTACCAGTGAAAACGTTCGTATAGTTTGCAAAAGATAGACTTGAATTAGCATCGGGGTTGCCTATATCATCCCATGCCGTAGCGGTTCCACCTGCGGCAGCCCATGACCAGACACCAGCACCATCAGTGGTAAGCTGTTGGCCTGCTGTACCATCTGCCGCCGGTAGGGTATATGTGATCCCTCTGAACCCCAACGTATTAAGGAACGACACCGGCCCTTCAAACGTCATATCGTCCTTAATTGTCGTCCCTGTCACCACCCCTGTCACAAGTGTGGCGCATAAAAACAATATTAAAAATACACTTGAGATTTTTTTCATTACCTTATCCTCCTTTATTGTCCTAATAGGGTCTGCTGACCACTGTCATTTGTTGCCATACTTGTTAAAATGGTTGCCTTCCTTCCATTGCGTTTCCGTGCAAGCGCTCTTTCCTTCGCTGCGGCTTCTTCGACTGACGCATCAGATGTCTTTGGTGTAGATGGAGAAGGAAGGTATACAACATCAGAAGAACCACCTCCACCGCCGGTAAGGGCGTTGATAATAGGCCCGACTATGGGTATGTCATCACACATGCTATGCCTCCTTGCGGAAAATCCCGCCTACTTGTGCAAACCCCATACGTTCATAGAGTTTGCCTACCTTCTCAGGTTCGATACCTGTAGAATTTCTAAGAAATATCAATTTTGCTCCCTGCAATCTCGCCCAAGTGATATAAAAGATACATAGTCTATAGAAAGCCCTTGTCCCTCTGTATCCAGGGAGGACATATACAAGAAGATCGCTTGCCGTAAGCTCATCAGTGAAATACCCAGGGTATACGGCGGCGACAATAACACCCGCAATCACATCATCTTTAAGCGTAACAATACCGAGCATAGCAGGGGAATTGATAATCTGCTCACAGAGGCGCATGCACTTATCAGGATTGAATGACATAACGTTATACTCGCTCTCCTCGTGAGCCTTACGGCCTATCTCAATCAATGTCGGTATATCGTCATAGGTTATCTGTCTAATCAAAGGGACTCCATTCAGGGGCCTGCTCTATTCCGACCCGTGCTCTAATCATGCCTATCGTGTGTGCTTTAGGGTTAACGGGATAGGCAAAAGACAGCGCAAGAACGTCTGCCCTGCCAACGTCCATGTCCATGTCCTTTTTAGCCTGTAACTGTATCTTGCCATCCAGCCTGCCTATTGTCTCAAGCGCCGCCAGCGCAGCGTGTAATATTGGATCGGCTGGGATACACCCGCCATCTTTAAGCCATTGTTTTGTCAACCTATACATTTCGGCGCGTTTATTGAGACATCCGGGATCGGTAGACGCTTCCCCGAACCATACTATCTGCCAGTTTCTTTTCATCGTTTTGCCTGCGCTTATTATGCCCGTACCATAGCCGCCATCGATAAACACCGCATCCGCTTTATGCTCATCCTCCAAATTTGCTATCATTGTGGCTACCTGTATATCGTTATCATTTTTTGGCAATGTACGGAGGATAGAGAACGTAAGCCCTTGACGTAGACCGACAACTAATTCTGCGGTGCCAGACCACGCAGGGTCACATGTGAGTATTTTAGGGGCAAACATATACTGCTCAGGTCTTAATGATCTGCCATATGCCGCGTCAATGTCTGCGATGGAGATAAACTGCATTGCCGACAGGGAAGGGAACATGCCACGAACGCGCACTTTGACAAAATCGCTATCCTCGCCATAATCCTTAATCCACTCATCTATCTTGGCCTTGTTGGTATGGCGTGACGTGCGACTATCGATCTGCCTCGTTATCCATCTGTGTCTAAATTTGTCAAAACATTGCTTAAAACGCCCAGTATTACGTGTGGGGTTACCGAATGCGCACCAGATTAACTCGGTATCGGTATCAGTCATTGCGCCCTCTGATACCTCCCATATAGCGTCCGGTATGGCTGATGCCTCATCGAAAAGGAGGATAACGCGCTTACCCTTATTGTGCAGCCCTGCGAAGCTCTCTGTATGTGTCTCGCTCCAGGGGACTTGATCTATGCGCCATGTCATTTCGTGGCCTTCCTCGACGCTCACTAATGCCGTAGCGTTGAGCTTGAACCAGTGCTTGTTAATTGCCAGCCGGTGCCACTTGGCAAGCTCTGCCCATGTTTTGGTTTTTAGCTGGTTTTCGGTGTTTGCTGTTACAACGCCCTTACAATCCTCGCATGTTGACATACTCCATAGGATAATCCACGCAACCAACGCGCTTTTACCTATGTCGTGGCCGGACGCAACGGCTATCTGTATTGCCTGATTGGGCGTGAGCAGCCCTTTGCCGATAGCCTGCAATATATCCCGTTGCCAATCGTCAGGGCCGTCCTCTGCCGCCAACTCCCCCGACCCCCACGGAAATGCATACATCACGTATTTGTACGGATCGTGTATCATCGTACAGATATCAGTAATCAGATCGTTCTCGGCACGTTGTTGAGCATTCACAAGCCCACCTCGAAGATGGCGGATAAATATTTATTATGTAAACTTTTTAAGGCTTGTAACTTGTTGATTATATTAAAAACTCTCGTTTCAACTGTGATTTTGTAGATTGTGAAATATGAATGTAATACATGTAATACATGGAAGATGTTGATATGATTAAGTATTTTCAATGCCGGTTTTCAAACGTTTTCTGCTTTCAGCAACACGCGCCGATAGAGTAAGGTCGCCAGAAATTTCAACTTCCGTTTTATCTTTCCACCCGTAGTTCTTCAGCCAAAATATTGATCCTGTAGGGTTGTTGCCAAATAATCTTTTCTCAACCTCAGTCTCTACGCGGATTCTCAATCGTTTTATTATGTCGCCAAAACCTTCGTGCATCTCATATTCTGCCAGCATTTGCCTCGAGGTAAAACCTAACGCAATAGCTAAACCTGTAATAGTATATGGGATTTTTTTTTCGTCACAATCAGTAAAAAACTGATCACCTTTATTTGCTATTTCTTGAGGATCGTTGAATTTTAATGGTCTTCCTCTTTGTTTTGTTTTAACTGATAATTTATCCATTACTTTTACTTATACCCCATAACTTTTACTTATGTCAAGTGTTTTCTTACATTTATGTAGCTTTTCTCCTATTTCCTACATTTATGTAGGATTATGAAAATAGCCTCTCCTCTGAGCATACTCTCTATTGCATTATTACGATGGTACATGATGATTACTATTGATATACCCTGTAGGATACAGCACAATTGATTTATACGATCAATAATATTAATGAGTTATACGATTCCGATAAGTTTTTCTGATATGTGTGATTTTACGTAAAACGAGTGCCCACCAGCATATTCGAAAGTTTTAAATGTATTATTTTTATTAAGATCAAATGATACAAAGAACGAAAGAAAAAGAAGGGTTAAAAGAACCCTGGAATGTAGCTTACTACGAGTTCGGCGATTTTGGCACACTTTGAGGAGAGAGATAGTGCATAGATCGTTGATAGTCCTTGATAATATTTTTGTACGATTTTACTTGACAAGATTTTTGGAGGGTATAAAAAGCATATGTAGATCGTTGGTATTGCTTACTAAAGGCATGATTTGATATGCAATTTTATGGCGCATCTATTTTAGTCTACCCCCGTCTTTCCTCGATCTAACTATAAGTAAAACTTATACATGCCTCATAATCTGACATGGCACGATATATGCATCATGTACGCGATACAACTATTTATATGCTCAATTATTTTTAGTCTCGCTCATTTCGACATTTCTTGCCGGATTGCCCTATTTTTCTCGACATTTTTGTCGAGGGTATAAATACAATAATATTAATAACTTATGCTAATTTATACCCATTTTACCCCTAAAATATCGACATTTTTGTCGAATTTAGAACAGCCTTAAATTGGCTAAGTGCTTAATATTATTATAATGTTATCTATGGCACATTGATTGCATATAATATATGTATGATGAACACAACAAATCAAAATAAAATGGAGGATAAAACAATGAATCAAAAAACAATCACGAGGAACCAAATGGACCAGTTGACAATCAATACTGTGGCATTCAAAAAGTTTTGTGCTCTGACTGATTTCATCGAGCAGTACCCCGACCGTATCACATTTACTGTTTCTGATACCGACCATGACGGCCTGTCTTTTTTGGATAATCCCGACGATTTCCGCACGGCCAACGAGCACGAGCTTAGGGCGGCCATACTGGATGTCATTCATACTGCCCAGGACATCATTGACAATCACAAAAACACCGTCCCCGGCAAAAAACTGGCCGGTCTGGTCGCCAATCGGCTCAGCGGAAATAGCAGACTGTTGGCTGAAATTATCGCTGGCGATCCCGACTATGTTCGGATGGATGTAAAAGGATGAACACAACAAATAAAATAGGAGGAACGACTAATGCCTAACGTAACAATAATTAGGGCAGAAATAGAATTTAGAAACAACCCCGAACAATACCGATTCGAGGCTCGCAAACAGATTGAGGACATACAGGGTCTGGATCGTAGATATCATCAACATATTGCCGCAGATTGTGAGAATTGGACGATAGAAATAATAGGACCCATGCCGAAACAAATAGGAATGTGCGATTACGCACAGGAGGTATAATCAATGAGAACAAAAAAACACTATGAAAAATTGCTGTCCGACAACCCCAACACAACCATTGGTTTTACCCTTGCTGCCGATATGGTATATGCCGCCAGGCATAATGTTATCAATCGGGCCGAGGATCATCAATCTGATGAGTGGAAAAAAATTGCCCGTATGTTGAAACGGAAATATGGGGAGGCGTTGACAGGCGGCGATGTAGGTTCTGAAATGTCACCAATTAAAACCGCCGCTGCCGCTCTCGGTAGAGCAGTAAGCCCCCGCGAAACAAGCCGCTTCACGGGAAAACGGCAGTGACGCTCTCTGATCGCATAGACACATATCTCGCAGTGCAAAAAACGCTCACGGCGATGCTTGTACGTAACGAGATTACAACAGATCAATACCTCGCAGAGATTGAGCGAGCGAGGCTAAAAATAATGGATAAAAAGGAGGCAAACAAATGAACTCAGAACAGCTTGAAAAGATTTACGAAATAGCTCAAAAATACAACATTGATGTATCCGGCATAGTGGTACGCAGATATGGTAAATTTTTACGCGCTTATTGCGATTTTGAGTCAAGGGTTACGGCTATCGGCGGCAAGTTCCGGCACAGTTTTAAAATCAATGAGGCCGGCGAGGTGTTTTGCAAAAAGATTAAAAGGATAGGGATATGAGAGGCCGTTGGTTGTTGATTATCCTGCTCGCTTTTTTGTGCTGCTCCTGCGCTACATGCCGCAACGATGCATTGAGGCAGGCGGAAATATTAGCCTGTAATGATAAACCATCAAGGGTAGCTGTATATTATATAGGGGCGGGAGATCAGGCCCTTGACTTGTGGATGCATGATAGGCACGCTCAGGCTCAGACTCTCGTTGCTGGCAAATGGCTGTGGATAGGTAACTCATCCGGCGAGATTGAGGATAAGCCCGAAAAGGATTTAGTGCCGG